GACAATAGCCCTATCTCTAGCACTAGCTACTTTGCTTTCAATAAGACTTTGTTTTTTAGGTTTGATTTCTACAACTTCTGCTATCTGTTTTCCATGTCTGTTTGCATACACTACAAAGAAGTCGGGTATGTACATTGACATCTTACCAGTTAATGGGTGGCGGTATGGGATACTGATTGCTTCGCTAGCCCACTTAAGTACGTTCTTATTGTTATCACAAAACATCATAAAAGTCATTTCCCAACCACTACGATATCTAGGTTTATGTTTTCCTATATATTTCTCGGGATTCTGTACTTCATATATACCCTGTGCAAAACTAGCCATTACGTTACTATGTTTCGTTGAATTGATTCATTGGGTGTAGGTTCTGCATTTACACCATATAATGTAGTTTTACTTTTTAAACTGTTAAGATAATAAACCATTAATCGTGTAGCCTTCATTTTATCTCCAGTACCCTGTAGATAATCTAATAATGTCATTGGGTTTTCATCAATAGTAGAAGCAATTCTAAACAACATTGCTGTGAAATTTTTAGCAGTATTTCTACTTTTGCAAACAGATAAAAAATATGAAAAAACTATTTCATATTGATTGGCACCAACTGAAGCGGTGAAATTATAGTAGCTGTCAAAAATTTTAACAGTTCTATCTAATTGTGTTTGTGGTCCGTCTATTATTTGTGCCATATCTACCTCGTAGATATATTTATGCTATACTGTTTTGGTTAGTATTTAGTCGTACCTAGCATCCTGGCCTTGACCAATAACTTGAGGTTGAGATTTAGCCGGGGCACGTGTAAATGCTCCTTTAACAACATCAACCCCTTTTTGAATTCCGTTATTAATACCTGACGATGCGGCACTAGGAAAATCAAATCCTCCCCTATTACTAGGAGCCATTATTTTATTAGATATGATACCGCCCGCCTCGCCTTTTGCAATGCTAAGTGTTTTACCTAATCCATTTTTCAAATCAAATGTTTTATATGCAGTTCCTGCTTTTTGTATTGCGCCAGTAAAATTTCCAGTAGAAATATCATCTATGATACCATCAATAGCATCAACCGCGCCACCTTGCCCAAGGATGCTTGCATTACTCCCTGCTTTACCATTAGGGCTAAGTCTAGTATCATAATGTCCCGGATCACCAAATCCCGACACAATAGCGCCGGGGTTTTGGCCATTGAGTGCTCCTTGAAAATATTTGACAGTTTCATATTCAATTGTCATATTATTTTCCATCACGCCGGCTTCAGAATATGAATATTGATCGTGGTTAAATGATGAAATTATAGGATTTATCAATTTATACATCATAAAATTATGTTGATGAAATCCAAAGATGTTTATAGATTTAAAAAAAGCAATTTTAGGACTGCCTAGCAAACCAGATGTTGTTGTTAGCGATGGGTTTCCCTCACCGATAAAACCCCAATCATCATTGTTTGGAATAATAGTATCATATAAATTTCTATTATCTTCATAGCGTTTACCTATTCCTGAGGTAGATCCCCCTGCTGTCCTAGAAGAATTTATATCAACTTGTGCGGCATCTTTATAGTAATATGTATAATAAGCATGCCATAATTTATTAACTAGATTACTATTATCATCATGGAATTTTATTGATACCGCCTCATATTTTACTTTAGTCTGTACAATACGTTTACGGTTATATTGATTTAAGGAATGTGTTTCAAAATTGAATTTAGGTAGTTGAATTGATTTTACATTCAAACTAAAATTAGCATCTTCCGGCCAATTATTACCTACTTCAGTCAATGCAGTGTTTATATCAAAATATACGTGAAATAAATGTTTAAACTTGGGAGCATAAGCATAATTATTTGGAGTAAAAGTTTTACTTGCATGAGTAGCATCACGTAAGTATTCGCCGCCACCAAAGAATGCCTTTGCGGCATTCCCTGCTTCGGCAGCAACATCTATTCCAAAAATATCTTTGACGGCGCCGCTGACGACATCTTTGCCTTTGCCAAAATTGCCATTTACAAGGCCATCAATACTGAATGCCATTGTTTACCTAAGTTAACTGCCTAAACCAGTGACCGATGTTCCACCAAATGCACGACCAACATTAGTACCAACGCCAGAACTTAATGGAGATTGAATTGCATTATCAAAACGGATAGATAACTGAATAGATACTGGATCATTTGATTTATAATCCATGTTATTGTAGTTTGCTGATTTAATAAAACATCCATACAATTCCCAGGTTTCTAGTACATTAGGAACCAATGTACCATTACCACCGTCTAGAATTTCATAGTTAATCTGGAACTTGTAGTCCTGGCCTGAAGCCGCACTTGCTTGCTCAACAAAGTCAAATTGTTTCTGTAGTTGCTGACCAACTAATTTTGAAACATTACCGGCAGCATCATCACGCAAATTAATTTGCGTTTCTTGCCAAGAATGTTTGCCGGCTAGATATACTTTACTGTTGTAAATGTCGATTACTGTTTCTTCAAAAGAAACGTTGGGACGTTGTATATCCATAACTTGTTTGGTTAACTCTTGAGTTGCACCACCTGTACCAAAGTTTAAAAATAATGCTCTGAATCTAAACTGTAGTTTAGGCATTAACAAACCCTGAGAACTAGGTGTGTTGTCTGATCCGACAGTCATGTTGAACAATGAATTTGAGGCTGTTGCCATATTACTATCTCCTATATATTATTTATCTTAAATAACTCCCCCTGAGGGGAGTGTATTTATTGAGCTCCAATAGCCCCGGTGTTCATAACACGAACCGGTATGTAAATGAATTCTGCTGCCTTAACTGGCTCAATTGCAATATCAATCCACAATTCATTTCTATCAATTCTAGATGGAGTATTATTACTTGCATCACATACAACTAGATAGTCATACAATCCGCGCTTTCCAACTAAGTCAATAAACAATGACTGAACAACACCGGTAAGTTGATTACGTGTAAGAGCATCGTTTGGTTCGAATACGAATGGACGAGCCGCAACTTGCAGTCTTTCACGAATATAACAAACTAAACGTGATACATTGATGCGATCCAATGCTGATTGTGAATCAAATGAGTTCTTATTACCATAATTCAATAGACCAACACCAGTAAAGAATGCTAATGGATTAATTTGATTCAAATATAACACATCACGAATACTCATACGATTCTTAACTACTTGGAATTCACCAGTAGTAGCATCTAAGTATCCAATATTTGTAGCGTTGTCAATTGTACCACGGCGTGTACCTGCTGGAGCTAACCAAGGATAACCCAATGTATCGTTTCTTAGTAACGTGCGTAACATCATATGACTTGCAGGAACAACTGCGGCTGTACCTGTTGTATCTGATGTAATACCGCTTGGGTAGAACACACCTAAATACGTATCACGGGTAACCCAACCATCTTCACCTGACTCGGTTGCTAATGCTTCATTAGTCGCCCAATTTGTAATATTAGTAGCTTGATCTGGTAATCTTAATGGAGTATCACCTACAATGTAAGCAGTATTATTGCGGTCATTGTTTAACGTTACCATATTAGGTTGTAGTTCTGGATAACCAGGAGCTGATATCAAGTTAAAGAAATTATCTTCTTCACGTATAGTTTGATTTGTATCAATTACCGATTTCATCGCTGACACAATCATATGACGCTGTGCGTGACGACCTAAGTAAGCCGAACCATCTGACTTCAATCCGCTAGCACTAACCCAAGCATAACTTACTTGAGGTAAATTAGCATTGTTTGTCGGTGCGCCTGAATTATAGTTACCGGCATTAGGATAATTTTTGTTTGTAAAATAATTAGTCTTGAATTCTTTAATATTGTATCCTGAACGGCGTGTATTGAATAATAACATACCCTGTGGAGATAAAGCTGGATTTGGTGCATCTAAATCTAAGTGATTACTAGTTAATAAAGTAGTTATAGATGGAATAGGATCATCTACTGGATTCACAGCACCCGAATGACTCCATCTTGCATCAGCAAACAAAATACCATTACTACTAGTTTGGTCATTTTTATCAATCAAAACCCATTGATCTACACTACTAACTGCTTCCCAACGATATAACATTGGATAGTTTTCTAAATCAGCAGAATCAAGCCATAGATCACCATAAACCAATACAGTTCCATCACTTTGCGTTATTGGTGCTGATGCACTAACAATAGGGCCCGTAGAATCAGTATTATTTGTTCCTGAGTTAGCTGGATGACCAGAACTATCAAAGTTTACATTTCTATATCCCTTCCATACTCCACCTTGGTTGACCATGATATCAACTTGACTTGGTGTGCTAAAGTACCAAT